GCACGACCTGAAATAGAGCTAAGACCAAAGATAACACAGTCACTAGACTGTCCTTTATTTTTTTTAAGATCATAAAGATATTCCTTCCTTATTTTACAATAAATCGGCGGTATATTAGCATTTAAATAAGACATAGTACATTATTTTATTTCACCCCAGTTTGGTCCAGATTCATAATCTACTTTATTTGGTACTTTTAAGTCAACTGCATTTTCCATTATATTTTTTATTTTTTTAGCTTGACTCTCTGATTCAATAGAAAAATCTAACTCATCATGTATTTGTATATGACCTATTAAACCTTCTTTATATAAATCAATCATAGCTTTTTTTGTCATATCTGCTGCACTACCTTGAATTAATTTATTTAATGCTTTGTATGTAAAGGCTCTACGTGTTGAATTATTATGCCAGTAATTTTTTTTAGGTTCACCATTTTTATTTTTTAAAATGTTTCCATCTCTATCTTTTAAGTGTGGACCCATTTCTTGTAACTCTAACATAGTTTCTTTATCTTCTGCAGGAACAAACGTACCCCAATCAGAACCTCTGAGTATTGGTTCATATTTAGGAAATCTACAACGTCTACCTAGTAATGTTTTTATTTGACCTTTTGATTGAGCTGCAGACATAACTTGATTCATTAGTTGTTTAACGAATGGAACTTTACCATGATAAGTATTAAATAATTCATCTGCTTTTTCTTTTGTAACTGCTAACTCATTCATTAATTTATTTTTTCCCATACCATAAAATAAACCTAAGTTAATTGTTTTAGCTTCTTTTCTATCTATTTCTGCCATATCAGCTACGATTTGATGAAAGTCTGTTTTAGGATCTTCTTGATATGCTTCTGATATTGGAGTCGCTGAATTTAAACCAAATCTTAATGCATAGTGTGCAACTAAACGTGGCTCTTGTTGTGAGTAGTCAAACGTACCCCATGTACAACCTTCTTCAGGTAAGAATAAACTTCTTATTAATGGACCTGTATCTGGATCACGTGCCGGAATCTGTTGTAAATTAGGATTTGCATATGAAAATCTTCCTGTAACAGTTCCTCCATCATCAGATCTAATTTGATTTATATCTGCATGTATTCTTCCTAAATGTGAATGATTTAAAATAGTATCTATAAAAGTTGTACTAACCTTGTTTATTTTTCTAGCTTCTGCTATCATACGAACTACAGGATGATCATGATAAGAAATAAAATTTTTTGTAAATGAAGGAGAGTCAGTCTTTTCAGTTCGGGTATAAGGTAGTTTCAGTTTTTCAAAAACTTGTGCAATTGATCTGGCCGCCCATATTTGAGTGTCTATGCCTGTTTCTATTTTTATTTGTTGTAATAGGTTTTTTTCTTTTACTGCCATTGCTGCTTTTAATTGATCAGCTTTCTCTATATCTACCCGAACACCTAGGTGGCGCATATCGACTAGACAAGGAAAAAGATCAGTCTCAAGATTAAATATATCTTGAAGATCATCTTCAACAATAATTCTTTTTAAGTTATGCCATAACAATAAAGTTAGTTCAGCATCTTTTTCTGCGTATGCTCCAACTTCCATAGCAGGTAGTTTCCACATATCAGCTTTTGGATCTAACCCTCTTTCTTTAGCTGCTTTAGTCAGTAGAGCTTCATTCTTACCTTGATTTAAATAAACCCAAGACAAAGAATTTAATGAATATTGAAATCTATTTTCATCTATTATAGATGCTGCAATCATTGTATCTATAATTAAACCATTGATTTTTATACCTAAATTACGTATCCAACATACATCATACATAGCGTTATGAAATATTTTTGTAGCAGGTGATTGACATACGTCTGTAAACCAATCCAAAACTTTTTTACGATCCATGTTAGGACCTTCACCATGTGCAATAGGAAAGTATGCTTTATATCCATCTACAGCTACAGCTATACCTACAACTTCACCACTACCTCTAATGGCCCCTGAACCCAGTTTCTTTAATTCTGGATCTCTTGTTTCCAAATCAATTGCTATTTCTTCTGCTGATCTTAGATCAGGAAACTCTTTTGGCATTGACCATTCTGTAGTTGGCATCAACATTATTTTTTACCTTTAGTATCTTTCAATTTTTTAATTTCTAATTCACAATAATGAATTATTTTTTCTAAATCTTGTATGCCATTTTTATTCATGTAACGACATACATATTTTATAACGTTTCCCTGAAAAAAAGAAAGGTTATTTTTAGAAATAAATTCATAAGGCTGTATGTGAAAGTCCTTGTAGTGACTTCCGCCTATCTGTTTATCTTGTGGAAATGCTTTATCAAACATATTTTTATCGCTCATTTTTTCTCCTTTAAGTTATAATTTCTGTTTTAGTTACCCAGGTTATTCTAGTTCCTTTACTAGGTGCTAAACCTCTATGTAATTTTTCAGTACTAAAACAAATTAATTTATTTTCTTCAAATAAAACTGAGGCTTCATCTTTAATTTCAAAATTTCCATCTCCAGTTACCATATACATACATGTCATTTCTCCATCATCATAATGCCAATCTCCATTCATATTTTCATGTTGAATATTTAAATATGTTCTTAAAAAATTTAATTTTTTATTTAACAGTTTTTCTATTCTTAAATGCAAAAACAAATTCATTACATTTCCTCTGTTAAATTCAGAAATATAAAAAAAACCATGTGAACTGTTATGTGGATCACTTCTTTGATTAAAATAATGAGGTGTTCTATGTAAATATTGATCTTTTAAAAATTCATGTAAATCTTTATCTAACCAATTATTTATAGTAATCATATTTTCTCCTTTAAATTATTTGTGGCAGTTGTTGGTTTAACGGGTTAAAAAACAAAGGGAATCGCGACCCGAACCAACTTCCCTCGTTAGAGGAAGATGCTGCCACCCACCCCATAGGAAATGTCGCTATCCCGTTCTGTTTACACAGTTGTGTAATTCTATAATTTGTATGCATTAACTTTCTTTTTAGCTTTTAATTTATATAAGTTATTTCTAGCACGTGTGATTCCTACGTACCAAACTCTATGTTCTTCATCACTTTTATTTTTACTTTTCTTAACTGCTTTTTTAATTTTATTTGGTTGATCTAAACAAAGTATTACATTGTCTTGTTCACCACCTTTAAATGCATGTATAGTTGATATAAATATTCTAGCAGGTGAATCTAAATCCTCTCCATTTTCCATCATTTCTCTAATATATTCTTTATCTTCATATTCAACTTCTTTAAATGCATCAAACCAATCTAAATCTGGTTCCCAATCTTCCATTTTTTTTCCAATGTATTCTTCAATGTCTTTCCATTCTTTTTCATCTAATATCTTTCCTCTGCACCAAGAGTTATAATTAATATGTGCATTATATACTCTGACCTTAAAAGATTTTTCTTTTTTTGTTTGGTAATATAAATTTCTTTCTCTTAATTCTTTTTTCATATTAACTAATCTACTAATAGTTCTAGTTAATATAACCCATCTTCCTGTTGTTAAATCTATGTGATCTAAATTATTTATGTATTCACATTCACCTTCATAGTCTCTTGGGTAATAATCTTTTTCTTTTCTTAATCCTTCTATTTTTTCAATAGGTATTTCTGATTGTTCTTGCACTGCTTTAGATATTCTTTTTGAATACTTTAAAATTTTTTCTCTATCAGCTTTTTGACTTATAAATCTATCTACATCTGCACCAGCCCAGGCAAAGATAGCTTGGTCATCATCTCCTGCTAAATAAATATCATCTGTATGTTCTTTTAGTTTATCAAATAGTTTCCATTGTAATGGTGATAAATCTTGTGCTTCATCAATAAATATAACTTTAAATCTAGGTAAAGATTCTTTGTCAATTAACTGTTTTATCATATCATTAAAATCTAATTTCTTTTTTACTTTTTTGTATTCTTTCAAATTGTCATCAATTGTTTTTAATATTTTCCATTTAATTTCTTTTTTATTGTGTTCACCTCTGTCATATTCATCTCTAATACTAATATCTCTATTGATTGCTCTACCAATCATTTGAAAATATGGACTGTCACAATTTAAATAATTAATATCTTCTTTGTTATACTTGTCATAATATTTTACTTTAACACCTATCTCTTTACCTATTATTTCATAGTCTGATGGTTGCATAACTTTACTATCATTTAATCCTAATTGATCATAAGCAAATGAATGTATTGTTCTAAAGAAAGATAACTTATCATTATCTGCGG